AACATTTGCAAATGTTACACGCAATGCAGCATATACATTATTATAATACTTTAGCACTTCTGCTTCGTTAGGTGTTAGATGTTCAGTATGTTCAGGAAGATTACCGTGTACTCTTACTACTTTCCGATACACCCAAATGTCGTTTGTTCCAATTGCAAGTAGTTTATGATTATTAATAAAATCTTCAGCAGCACAACGTTCACGTAAAAATTCTGGTACAAAACATATAGTAAGATTTTTGTGTATGTCTATCATACGCTGTGTAAATCCAGGAACAACGGTGCTACGTATTGCTATAATTCCTTTATAAGAATTTTCGTCTAATTCTTTTATTACGTCTTCAATAATACTAGTGTTACAACTACCATCTTTGTTTTGGGGTGTAGGTACACATAAGAATGTTATTTCAGTGTCAAAAATGTCTTGTATCTTTGTATTAAGTTTAATGTCATGAGATATTACAGTGTGTCCTAAAAATTCAAATCCCTCTTTGTTAGCTGTACCTACAGCGCCTAAACCTATAATTCCTATTTTCATAACAATGATTCCACTGTACTTCTTAATCCATCATTCAAAGGGGTGTATTCTTTAAAGTTTGTTAGTTGTTGTACAAGAGTTGTATCTGGACAGCGGCGTTTTGCACTACCAACAGGACCAGAACGTACCTCAAGTTTATCAGGATTAATATCCATAATACCCATTATTAGTTTTGCTACCACGCTAATTTTCACTTCTTCTTGCTTACCTATATTTATAGTACAGTTTTCTGCATTATCTATTAAAGATTGTGTCATTTGTATTGCATCGTCAACATAACAAAAACTTCTTGTGTCATCTCCTTTGATATAATACTCGCCTTTTTTACAACGTTCAACAAATTCACTGATAAAATGATCTTTCTGTCCAGGGCCGTAAATATTAAAATATCTAATTATTAGGTAACTTAAACCGCAGTTTGCAACTAGGTTTTCTCCTAGTGCTTTAGGAATACTATAACTCCATCTAGGATTATCGATGTTGTCAAACATCACTGGAACAGACTCGTCAGTAGGTACCGGATACAATCCTTTATCTATAGCACCATTAAAAATTTCGCATGTACTTGTAAAAACAAATTTTGTATTGGTATTTTGATATCTTTTAACTAAATTGAATGTAGGTAATGTATTGTTAAATGAAACTTCAGTAGGTGTTTCGTAAAATAATCTTGTGCCGTTGGTTGCTGCCATATGCACTAATATATCACAGTCTGGCATTTCTTCAACTAAATTAGGATCGCATAAATCTTTATTGTTTAAAAGATCATAACCGTCTGCGCCTTTAACGTGGTTAAAGTAATGTTGACCTATAAATCCTTTGTGTCCAGTTACGATATATTTTTTATCCAATTTTTAATTTTTCCTTGCGTTTAATTGCCTTACCGTAATGTTTATCGCGAACTGATTTTTTTGACCCTTTGTAATGAGCAATGTATCCGTTTAGTGCTTGATCAAAATGTGATTTTGTAGCATCTGGTGGACTAATATTGTGGTTTTGTATTTTACCTTCTTGTTCCATTTCTAATCGAACAGCATCAAATACATGACAGTCTAATTGTCCTGAAAGTTCATAAAGTTTATCTGTGTCATAATAATCTTTAAATCTATCAAAGTATTCTTGTGCATGTTGATGCTTCATATCAAAAACTAAAAATCCTGTTTCTGTATACAGGCCTGGCCTTCCTAAATATGCAACAAATTTTTCTTCGGGTAAAAAACTTTTTAGATATTTAGATGTAATTTTTGTAACAATTTCTGTATCTGTATCTAACCAACACAATAAGTCAACATCTTTTGTTTTAGCAGCGTGATACAAACAATAACTCTTGTGTGAGAATCGAACACCATCAAACATAAAGTTTCCTGGTTTTCTGTATGCATTACGTTCTTTGAATTTAGTTAAATCAGGTATAGATTCTTCTAATCTTTGATTTGTCATATTCGAAGGAAGATCTAAATCTGTATTATCGGTATAAAAAAATAATTGTATATCCGGATCTATAAACTTTTTTGCACTATCAACAAACCAATGTCCGTATTCTTCGTAACCTTTATCACTAAAGGTTGTTACTATTCCAATTTTCATAGCATCTCTTTCTATAATGTAGCATCTTCCATTCCGGCAACTCTTAGCTTTACTACATTAGTTATCTGCCATTGCTTCTGGTCAAGTCCTTTTAAGAGTCCTAACCACTTGTTACGCATCAGCGCAAACTCGTTAATAATCTTTTCATAGTCAACAACGTCTGCCTCACCGTCAACGTATTTTTCAACGTCACGGCTTGACAGAGCTCGTTGATAGTTTTCAAGATATTTCTTAAAGTACGAGCTACGCAATCTGCGTAACTCAATATTTAAATAGTGTAGTATAGCTTCAATTTCTTGTAGTTGATTAAATCTATGTTCAACAATGCCGGGCATTTCTGCTGCGGCACGTTCAACGTTACCTTTTAACTTTACTTCAACACGAGCATTTACAAGCTCACTTTCAAAGTGTGCTACTGCGTCAGGTATCTTTGATACATCGCGTGAAACTTCACTATACCATCCCATTACTCATCCCATTCGTCTAAACTGTCATCATCCGGATCAATATCTAGATCTAAATAATATGATATTGCATCATCAAGTGTATTGTCACTGCCTAAGGCAGCTGTAAATGCTTCGTCTGATGCACCATAATCTGCACAGCATTCTACATAACGCTCAGCAACAATTTCTACACTTTTCTTATCAATAGTATCTTTAAATACCATCCATATATCTACAATTTGACTTTCGTCCATGGTTTACTCCTCGATTAGTTCGTGTTCGTCTACAACAATTTCTTCGTCGTCATCTGCGGTATTTACCACAGGTGCTAACTTTTCATTGTATTCAGACATAATCATATCCATCTTAGATGGCTCCATCCATGCCTTACGATAATCAAGGTGTTCTTCTCCAGCTAGGTCAATATACTTGAGTCTATTACCTTGTTTTTCTAACAAGCCTTTTTTCTCAAATAATTCAATAAGACCACTGTAAGGATTCATACCTGTTTCATATGGAATCTTTACTTGTACACCTTCGAAAGGTTTTGCATAACGAGTTTTCATCACTTTACAACCTGCTCTAATACCACGTACTTCTGAGATCTTATTACCAGCTTCGTCTTCTTTAAGTTTCATTTTCTTCATTGCAACAACAATTGAAGATGCATAAACAAAACCTTGTCCACCACTTATTTTATCATCTGGATCAAACATATCCTGTGATGCATAAGTGTGATTAGTACATACTAGTCCTACATTAAGTGAACCAATCATGTTAACTGTGTTACGAACAAGTGCGGTCAATTGCTTAGGCTTACGACCCATATCACCTTTCATATCACCTTTACTAAACTGATCTACGTCTGTAGGTGTTAGCAACATACCTAGTGAGTCAACTACAAACAATACTTTAGGTCGATCTTCTTCGGCCATTGCTTTATAGTCTGCTACAAATGTTGATACTGTTTTAGCAACATCATCAATCATACTCATGTTAAGTTTTAGTAGTTTTTCTTCTGACGTGTCTACGTCTAATGCTTGTAGCCACGATTCATCAAGAGCGTTCTCTGAGTCAATTAGTACTACAAAGATGCCTTGGTCTTGTGCGTGTTTTACGATGTTACCGGAACAGAAATAACTTTTACCTGCTCCTGATTCACCTGCAAACACAGTTACCTTACCTAGCGGAACACCTTTGTGAAAGTCGCCACTAATAAGATAGTTAAGTGCATATGAGCCTGTTGAGATCCAATCTGTAGGATCGTTAAAGCCGCTACTCATGCCTGAGATGCTTTTTGTTAAGTCCTTACGGAACTTACTAACGTCAAATGATTTAGCCATAGTTTCTCCTTGTTAAAGCTACACTCCTAGTACTGTTTAGAACGTTGACAGCCAATGGCAATGAATCTCTGTTCTGGTTTAAGTACTAGGAGCACTTAATTTATTCTTTAGCTAGATTGTCTTGAACGAATCATTGCAAGAATGTCTTGAGCATTACCTTCTGCAGGCGCCGCTTCAGCAGTTGGTGCTGGAGTTGGCTCAGGTGCAGTTTCTGCTACTGGAGCAGGTGCCTCTGGTGCTGGAGTTGGTGCTGGATCAGCAGTTCTTGAAGTTGCTGTTCCGTTGACTGATGATTGATTTGGATCACCGGTTCTTGCTGACATACCTGCTGGACGGAAATATTGACCAAATCTATCTGCATCATATGCTTCGCCATCTACTGACGCTTCAAACATTTCTTTCATAACTTTTACTTCTACTTCACCTGGTTTCTTAGGTAAAAAGTCGGACAAGTTCCACAAGCTGTTAGTCTCAATGCCTTTCATTTCAGCATCACCTAATGGACGATCTCTACGTGCCCAGTTTGATGTTGAATAGTCTGCATATCCACCTTTACTTGTTTTATTAAGACGGAAGTCTACGCCAGCAGTATAATCTGTTGGTAGTTCTTCCATGTCTGGATCCATAAGAGCCGCTTTAATAATTTGGAAAATTTGTGGACCAATAATAAAACGTCTAATTGGATTCTCAGGAGTAGTATCCTCTGAGAGTGGGTTATCCGTTACAAAACCTTGGAAAATATATGAACGCTTTTTCCAATACTTACGACCCATATCTTCTAGACTTGGGTCTTTAAACCAGCCACGTACCTCGTTTAAGATGTCACATGTCTCGCCGTACATTTCCATACACGGAATTTGTACTTGTACAGGACGTGAATCAGTTTCACCCTTTACGCCTGCGAAGGGCAATTTAATCATCAAACGCTCTTTCCAAAAGAAAGTGTTTGACTCATCGCCATCTGGAAGGAAACGTAGAGTTGCACTCTCGCCTTCTTTAATATTCCAAAATGGGTAAATTGCGTTGTCGCCGCCGCCTGATGAATTACCGCTTGTGCGTGATTCTTGTTCCTTGAGCTTTGCTCGGATTTCTGCTAATGATGCCATAGTTAATGCCTCCTATATGTTATGCCTATGTGCAGAGCAACAAATTATTTGCTACTCTTGTGCCTTTATACGTACAGCACATTATGTATTGTACGCTATTATTTATCAGAAGTCAAGCGAAATCTTACAAATAATTGAATTTATTTTATATGCCTGCTATTCTTCTGATATCTTCTAGTTCTTTATCTTCTTTTGTGTTCGATCTGTTCTTACTATGTTGATCACGAAGTTTGTCTTTTTCTTCTGGTGATAGAGGTGCACCTTTTTTCTGGGCTTTTTCTCTAGCTTTATCCATATATTCACCGCCATGCTTATCTTTGCCTGCTTTTGCCATAATAGCGTTCATATCTTCGCCAAACTGTTCATCTTGATCAACTGTAGGCTCCATTACAGTGCCTTGTGATTCTGGTTCGATCATGTCTTGATCCTGAATTGCACCAGCTTCTGCAAACTGTGCATATTTTTCATTGATTGCTTCAATGAATGATTTTGCTGGATCAATATACTGCTCACCATAATCTTTTTCAATTGCTGTTAATACTGCTGTTTCGCCTTTTGGAAACTGTCCAGTTTCTCTATCAAACAAAGATAATACAAATTCGGTCACAGGTATCTTTTCTTCTTCAGGCTCTGTGTCTAATCCTGCTTCTACAATTTCATCTGCCCATTGTTCGTATTCGGTCATTGTGTCCGTATCTTCCATTATGTCCGGAATACCATTTCCGTTAGCATCTTTCCACCAACTACCTTTTTCATCATGTGAGTCATGCGAACAATCACAATCTGGTTTACAGTTGTGCATTTGACAACCACAGTCTTCGCAATGATACTTGCTATAGCCTTTCATATACTTTTCTACAATATCAGTTTCGCCTAATAAGTCTTCTGGTCCTAGCTCTTGTGCTTTTGTTTTTTCGTTTACTAATTTATAAATGTATGGAAATACGTCTTTTAATTCTTCATTAAACTGTTTAATAGTTAATTGATCAATCCAATTACTTGCAATGTCTTCTGGAACATCTTCCATTACAGGTGTTGAGTAGTTACTAAATGCTTCTTTGTAATAAGATTCTTTTTGTAATTGCTCTACAGTCTTTTTCACTGTATCAATTCTTTCATAAACAACATCCATATAATCAGTTAAGCCTTCAGCCATTACACTAGAGCGACTCATGTAATTTTTAAACTTTCTTAACTTTGCAAGTTCTTCTGATAATCCTACAATGTGCTTACCAAATTCGTCATATGCGTTTCCGCCTTCACTAACATGTCTTGCCATTGCTCTTGCGCCGTTTAAATGTCTGAACGGATATTTAAATCTTTCACCTTGATTACTTTCAATGTAAATTGCTTCTACATTTTGTGTTCTTCCAGCTGCATATTCGTGGTTAACTGGTTTGCTATGTTTTAGTGCTAACCTAGCTGTGCCTACGTCCTGGTAGCTAGTTTTACTTGTTCCATACATTTTTGACTCGCTCATTGTTTCTTCTCCGGATTTGTTTGCTAAAAACTTATAATCTCGTCTGTTAAGATTAGACTTTGTAATGTCTCTGGTATCAAAGTTTAACAATCTTTTTTTAGCAAAATATCTCAATTCTTTTAAAAACCCGTACCATTTTTCTTTAGTCATTTTATCTTGGCCTTCGATAAAATTGTTACTGTACATAACACTTAAACTTTTATCGTCAACACTTATACTTACCTTACCTAAATTTTTATCTCCTTCGTTAAAGTCGAAATCAAAGAATCTTGCTTCATTAGGAACGTTTGTTACATTTCCTTCACCGTTGCCGATTGTAACACTAGGAAAGCGGCCGCGTATTTTGTTAAATAATTCTTCACTGATTAGATCTAGGTTTTTCATATTAATATTTATCAATAATTGGTCGATATGAAGATGGGCATGGGTGGTTCATAATCAATTTCATTTTCCATACTTTTGAATGTATTATATACCCTAGGATCCCAGTCTTTTAACACACTCATTATTCGTATGACAAGTAATAATGCACTAATTAAGTCATCTGTTTCTCCAGTTTTTGCTTGATAGCTAGATCCTGTTGCTACAAATCCTTTTAATTCACTGATCAATGCTCCTGAAAAAACTTGCATTTTATCATTTTCTATCATTGTCTTCATTCTACTACAAGCACTTATTTTTGTACTATGTGTAGTGTTAAATCCTTTTCTAAACTTTCTTACATGACCCTTTCGCATTGGTTCGCTTACAAACAGACCTGGTAAATTTTCTTCGCCAAAATCATTAATAACAATAAGAGCGGCTTCTCCTAATCCGTTATTCTCAACTGACCAATATATACCTTGTGGATTATTTGTTTCACTTGCTATGTGATCTAGTATGTCTTTTAACACACGTATCTGACTTGTAATAGGACTTGTGTTGTGTCTCCACTCAGCAACTTGTGTGTAACTGGGTAACTCAAATACCTGTATCGCTGAATAATCACCACCTGTACCCATACTAGGATCTAGTGCAACAACATAAGAACATTGCTTTGATAACTTTTTATACCAACGTGTTTGTCCCATGTTCATGATTGGTTTTTCGCCTTCCATGGTGACAAGTTTCAAACTGCTAATAAGTGTTTCGTCAAATACTAGGAATTCACAATCATATTCTCGCCTAAATCTTTCTTCGCCAATACGTCCTAATTCTTCGTCTTTCCATTCGTCGTCTCTGTCTGGATGTTCTTGCCAATAGCTTCTAAAGCTGTGAAATCCGTTAGCACCTACTTGTTGTTCAGCACCGTTATCATCATATTTCTTTTCTGCTTCTTTCCAAATATTAGCAAAGGTATCTTCATCTGAGTTTGGTGTACTAGTAATAATAGCACGACCACCTGTTGCTAGTGTAGGTGATATTGATGTCCAAAATTCTGTAGCAATATTAGGTTGTACAAATGCAAACTCATCACAGTATAGTAATGATATACTCATACCACGTCCTGTGTTGCCTGTTGTAGTGGCACTAACAATACGTGAACCGTTTTCAAATTCAATTGAACCTTTGTTGTAGTTTGTAACACCGGCTCTAATATAGTCAGGACATAATTCGTATGCATAACGTATACGTTGCATAATTTCTTGTGCACCTGTGTATTTGTGAGCAGCAATAAGAATAGTTTGATCTGGAGTAAACATAGCATACCAAAGCAGATATATTCCGGCGCATGTTGTCTTACCGGTTTGTCTTGGTAACATATTAATATTAAAACGAAAGTCGTGATAGCTTTTTAATAAACGTTCTTGATATTCGAAAGGATCAAATAAAAGTTTACCTTTTACAGGATGTTGTATATATGAAAATTTACGTGCAAAGTATAAGTATCCTTCCTTAGGATCCATACAGGATTGCAGATCAAAAATTTGTTGTTCTGTGAATGTTTCTTTTTGATTGGCTTTTTTGGTTAAAACACCATCTAAACTTTTGCTCATAATGTATTTACTCTAATATATCGTTGTAGTAACCTGTATCGAATCGTAAATCAAATAACTTACGTTTGTCCTGCTGTATTAGTACAGGCACAGGTGATGCATTAGGCCCATTAGTTGGTTCGCTCCATAACCATTCATAGTCACCCTTGTCTAGTTTTTTATGTAATTTTTTTAAGCGTCTACGATTGTAGTTAGCACATATATAAACAATAGCCTGATTGTTGCCTAGTGGCTCAATCTCTCCAGACCATTGTGTAATTTTTAACTCGCCTTTTTTAAGAGCAGCGCCGCTCCAGGGACATACAGGTTTAATGTGTTGGAAATATTCTTCCCAATTAACCTCTTGACTTCTTACCACGACTCTTTTTACCTCGAGAGCCCTCAGTTGTTTGGATGTCTTCGTTGCCACGTGACGCTTTTAAAGTTTTTTTCTTACCACGTCCACGTCCCTCATTAGCAGTTTTTTCTTGTAGTGCAGCCCAAAGTCTTTCTTTTACTGACTCTACTGCCATTGGATTATCTCCATCTTGTGCAGCAGGGTATGCTTTTTTAGGCTTTGCAATTCCGCCTGATTGATACATTGTATCATCATCTTTGTATTCTTCGTCCGGTGAATTGTCCCAGCCATCTTCTTCTATATCATCTGATAAGCCTGCTAGTTTCTTCATATCTCCCATGCCGCCTTCGTCGCTACCGCACGGTGATTCATCTGGCATATCATGATCGTGTGGCGTAGGTTTAACAGCAATATCTGGTTGATGATCGCCGTCCATGTCTATGTCCATTTTACTATCACCGGCCATAGAGCTGATTGGCATTGGAGTATCCATTGGCATATCCATTGCGCCTACTGGTGCTGCATTTGGCATGCCTGCATTCTTAAGCATATTAAGTAATTCACTTACTTCGCCTGCATTGTCGCCGCTCATTGATATATTCATTGATGCTGATTCGTTAATTGCTTTTTTCATTCCGTAGTCCTTACTTGAGTTAATACCAGCGGTTGCCGGGTTTGCTGGTCTTGGTGGAGGTGCTGTTGGTGTTGTTGGAGTAGTTGGATTCTGTTCAGGGTTTCCTGTTGGATTTGCAAGTTTGTTAGGATCTGCTTGTGCTTTTGGATCTTCTTTACCTGCACCTACTCCATAAGTCTTGCCATCATACTTATATGTTCCGCTAGTTAGTCCTTTTGGTTCCTTAATCACTTCAATCTTAATACCTTTAGCTGCAAAACCATCTATTACTTTTTTTAGTTCAGCTCCACTAAAATCATCTAACACTGTTGGTATTAATTCTGGATTTGTAGTTAACATTTTATCAAAACTAGCTTTGTCTGCTATTTCTGCTACTGCGGCATATACAGCTTCTTCGTCTGTACCCATACCTTTAACTGCTTTAAGTAATTTACCTGC